GTACAATCCTACGTTATTTTTATTTAGCGGAGGGATTAAATGAGCGTAACAATGACGTTAGTCAATCCGGAAACGGGCGAATTAGTCAACGCTGCAGTATTGGCGCCAGGTGATCGCATTACAAGCGCTAAGCAACGCGAATCATACGGAAAGTTATCGCATAACACGCAATCAACCGGTAGAGACACCGGCTTTACATTTACCGCAATGGACGCCATACACGAGATTATCAACGTGTTAACTACGGCACAATGCGGTTATTTACTCGCGTTACAGAGTTACGTAGGATTCGACGGTGGACGCCTAATTAACGGTAAAAGTGGCGACATGACTACAGCTGACATGATGGACGCGTTACAACTTAAGCGGAAACGTCAGACGTTCTACGATTTCCTTACGCGATGCTTAGACAACGAAATCATTACGAAAAACGAAGACGGCAGTTACAGCGTTAATCCACGTTATCATTTCCGTGGTGCAATCGGTAACCGCGCTGTCGTTCGTTCATATACGGCTAAACTACGCCAAGTGTACCGCGAAGTTAAAGCGGTCGATCTCGGACTTATGTATCGCATGCTTCCGTATGTTCATTACGGGACTAACGCGCTATGTGCGAACCCACTCGAAAAGGATACGAAGAAGATACGATGGTTCAACATCAACGAGTTAGCGGAGGCAATCGGTGTTGATTACAAAACAGTTTCGCGTAGACTACCGTTGATGAAGTTCGGTAATGAGTACGTTATCGGACGTTTTCAACTCGGTGAGTCGCGTAAATTTATATTTAACCCTAACGTATTCTATCGTAATAGTAGCGTTCCTGACGGATTAATGACCGCAATGTTCATCGTAGAGTGACCGAAAATGGGACCTTATTCGTACAAATAGGGGTCAAAATGGGACTTTATTCGTACACCGAAAAACGCCGAAATCGTACGTAGCACTAAGCGAGTCGGCGTTTCGAGTGCGAAATTATATCTTAGTCTTGTCAGACTAACGGAGGGATAGCGTTGACCATCGTAATCATCGCGTTAATATACATAATCATCGGGTTTGTATTCCGCCCATATTCTCGTAACTTTACGTTAATACAAGGCGCGATACTACACGTATTTTGGTTACCTGCGTTAATATTAGCGGTTCTTTACGTCCGACAAACGTAACGTAACAAGCGTATTTCCTAACGTATGCCTAGCGTTGGGACTGCGCTTGTTAAGTGCGTATAAGCTACCGGAGAAGAACGCTCCGTACGCTTCGAATCCGTCCAAGATCGGGACGTATCCGGATGTATTGAAACTACACTTCAATTGCGTGGTTTTAAATCTACGCGAACCAATAGTATTAAATGATACATTCAGACGCGTGGCTCTTTCTTTACGCGGATGAGGCAAGGAACGATAGTGACGCGGCAGGTACTTATGTTCACGTTGATTCATATTGAATCTTCGGGAACTAACGTTATATAAACGGAGGTATACGTATGGTTAACGGAGTACCAACACCGTATGGCAACGGAATGTACACGGTAATAAACGCGGAAGGAATTAACGCGGATTTACTCAGCGGATTATATGTATCGACTAACGTAGTATTACACGTTGTACAGACGGAAGAACTCGCTAAGGAACTACGTAATGTTATAACGTTACCTAACGTAATCATTGCGTTCTATGGACAAGCGTTATGTGGCGTACATTACCACGGTAAGCGTCCTAACGTTATTATCTGCGATTATGATAACCGGATTAAATACGGATGGGAACGTGATGGACGCGATTGGGAGAGCGTTGTATTACGAGGGGCAGCGCATAGAGACGCTATATACGTAGGGAACACGTAGATATAGGCGTTGTAGTAGTAATGGAGTATACACGTTAGGGTAGCGTGTATAGGCGCTAAATCAACGCTAATGTAACGTAGTAATACGCAGGTACGTTTATACACGCTATTAATAGAAGGAACACGATTAAGCGGAGATGAACGGAAGGTAACGAGTGGTGACGGAGAGGCTACGATATACACGTCGATTACAACTACTGACGATCTCCGACCGGACGCCCTCCGAAAACTCACAGGGTTAGCTGACGCGTTAAAGCGATAAAGAAACGTGCATATTCGTTGTATAAACGGTGAATAAACGCATGTTTACGTAGATACATATGTACGCGAGTATTAGACGGAATCGACAAACGTAGGCGTGGCGCGGGTTTGCGGTGATTACGAGTACACCGAGCTACTTCATAAAATAAGGATTTTGTGTGTATGTACTAATGATTAACGCGTTAACGTGATGAAGTTTTCGGATTCCCCCAAGGCCCCTACTCGTCCGCCCCACAGCAACCGTTCCGAATTTGCTAGCAGATTTTTAAACTCGGGCGGTAACCAACGGAGTCTACACGCATCCATACGTAAAATCACCGTAATATCCCCGTGAATTAGCGTGTTTCATGCGTTCGGGGAGTATTTGTGTCCCTACGTATCAAAGACGATAATTCAACGGTAATTACACGCTAATATACGAAGGAGGAAACGCAATGTCAGATAAACGGAAACATGCGCTTGAATCGAAGCTCGACGGTCGCCAAATTAAGGCGGCGCTATTGTGCGTAGAACGCGATTTCGCAGCGGAAGAAGAACGCAGCACATTCGATGAGATAGCGGAAGAGATCGGAGTATCGCGTAAGACACTTCACCAATGGCGGACGCAGAAGCGCGCATTCATCGATTATGTAAATTATATCGCCGACGACTTTCTCGCATCTGATCGCGCATTCGTATATCGCCAGTTAATGAAAACGATAAGCGGACCGCAGCCAAGCGTTAAGGGTATCGATCTATACTTTAAGCGTCACGGATTGATTACGCAGAATATCGCAGTTGAGACGAAGGATAGCGGATCGGCACGTAGCAACGATGAATTAACGCAGGAACTTACGGAACTCGACGAGTTACTAGCGGATAGCGACGTGGAATAACTGACACGCAATTAACGAAGGAGGTGCGTTCGCATCGCATATGTCAACGAAGAGTGGTTATCTAAATCCGCACGTGCTGAACGCATCAAACTCGTAGGTGAACGCGCCAAGAAGCTACGGACGTTACTCGAAAGTGGCCGCGCAACAACGTATCACAAAGAGTCGTTACGCGCAGACATTGCGGAGCTTAAGCGGTTGCGGCGGATTGACAAAGCGGAATATGACGTTGCTTATTTTACGTATGAATACTTATCTGACGCGAGCAATCCCGATAACGAAGATAATCTCATACGGAACGGTGATGATGGAACGCCGCACGACCCACTCGAAGATATCGCGCCAATACACGCGGAGTTCTTTAAACTGTGTAATCACGTTGACCATATCGACCGCGCCGCACGTCTTGCGATAGCAGCCGCGCGTGGGCACAGTAAATCCGGTATGTTCTCAAACGGGTTCCCAGTGCACCAAATTGTTTACCGTAAGCGTAGTTACATTCTCGTAATCTCCGAAACTGATTCGTTATCAAAGAAATTAATCAGTTGGGTAAACAAGCAACTCAAATTTAACGAAAAACTACGAGAGGACTTCGGTCCTCTTTTACATGAGCGTAATAATCAGAACGAAAAGGATAACGAAGAGGCGTTTATTACGATGTCAGGAGTGCGGGTAGAGGCGTCGTCATCCGGGAAGCAATTGCGCGGTATGAAACACGGATCGAAACGTCCGGATCTCGTTATCGTCGATGATCCATCGTCCACAAACAACGAAGGCACGAAGGAAGCGCGGGAAAAGTTAGTCCATTGGTTTAACTCTGTAGTTGTTCCGATCGGGTCGAAGTCTACTGCAATCATACTCGTAGGAACGATGGTTAGTGCGACCGGACTTCTGAATCACGTACTCCGCCGCAAGGACTTCGAATCATCGTTCCACGGCGCAGTCGTAAGTGAGCCGGATAATCCGCAATTATGGGAACAGTATTGCGAGATGTACGGACGATCCGATGATATGACGGAACCTGACGCATTTTACGAAGCTAATCGCACCGAACTAGAATCCGGCGTTGTTTTGGCGTGGTCCTGGCGATGGACGTACCGAGCGCTTATGCACGAGAAGGTTAACATGGGAACACGCGCATATAACTCAGAGTTTCGTAACTTGGCGTTTAGCGAAGACGAACAATTCTTCTTTCCGGACACTTACGGTTATTATCGCTACGAATACGAGTATGGGCGTCGCTTCATTAATTACGGTGATATGCGGATACCACTCGAAGAGTTAACGATTAGCGGTGCGTGGGATATCGCGCAAGGGAAGAATGCAAGGTCATGTTATAACGCTGTTATTACCGTTGGACGTCACGAAAAGACCGGCTACATTTTCGTATTGGACGAGTATGCATCGAAAGAACAGCCGCATAAATACATCGACTTAATACTCGATAAGATGCGCGAGTTTAAACACGCGATATTCAGCGTTGAAACGATAAACGCACAGCACGAGTTTTACCGTCAGCTACAAGAGCGTATGCGGTCAGAGGGAATATATAAAACGCGGATTAACGATGTGAAATCGCACAAATCCGGTAAGGAAGAACGTATAGAGTCGCTAGAGCCGCTATTCCACAATAAAACGCTGATACTTAACGCGAACCATACGATGCTTATCGATCAACTCGCGCAATATCCTCACGGAGACTACGTTGACTCTGCGGATGCCTTACAGTTAGCGGTTGAGAACGTAGCTAAAGCGAAGAAAGTAATACGTAGTAAGCCGAAATGGATGTAAACGAAAGGAGGACGTTATATTGACGAAGTTATTCGATACAGGCGCCATCTATCCGCCACCTGCAGACATCCCACGCTTAGCACGATATAAACGGGGACAGACGATATTCGACGGCCGCCATCCGGAAATATATGATCGCGCATCATCACTATTGAAAGATACGCCGCACGCTGCGCAACTTAAAACGCTATTCATCGCGGTTAACTTGATGGATATTTTGTTAACGAAGCCAGCGGATTTGCTAACGGGCGAGCCGCCAACGTATGAAGCCGGAACAGGCGCAGGCTCATACGAACAAGAACGCCTCGACTCGATCGTTGAAGAGAACGACTTAACGCAGATGGTACATGAACTCGTAATCGGCGGTGGTTACCGCGGAGACTCGTTTATTAAGACTTACTATGATACGCGAGCAGACGTTAGTGAAACGGTAGCGCTCGGATTACCTGCGCCAGTAACAGCGCTCGAACCGATTATCGAAGCTGTACCGGCTAGTATAGTATTCCCGGAGTTATCCGTCGGCTCACGTAAGAAGTTCAAGGCAATTAATATCGCGTGGGTAGATTGGGTCGAAGAACCAGGTGGGAAGGTAATGCGTTGGATTACGGGAAATCCGGTTTCTTACGTGCCGTATTTAAACGTTGAGCGCCACATTCCGGGATTCATCATATATGAACGGTATCACCTTAGTGAGCGCGGGGTAGACAGCGAGTGGGGCGTACCGATATCAACGTATACGATCGGCGATAAAGTCGCAACTGGACGCGATGAGAACCAAATAGCAACGGGAACTGACCGCTTACTTGTCCATCATATTCCGTATAAATCGGTGGATGACCGATGGGAAGGAATCAACGGAGTCGAAAAAGTAGAAAGCGTATTGAGCGCGATAAACGAACGCTTAGCACAAATCGATTATATCCTTTGGAAACATAGCGATCCGACTGCGTATGGTCCGGACGTAGACAGCGATGACGCAAGTATACGAGTGGGCGGTAAGTATATTACGTTAGCTAAAAACGATGTGGTTCCCGGTTATATGGTATGGGAAGGACAGCTTAACGCTGCATTTACGGAACTCGATATTCTACTCGGACTCGTGTACCAAATGTCGGAAACTCCGCAATGGTTATTCGGTACAACGCTCGCATCCGATAAAGGCGGAACGGGTACGTCACATACGGATTCCGGCGCAATTAAAGCACGGTTCATGCCGATCATATCGAAGGTTAAACGGATACGAGCGCATGTTGACCGAGCATTACGTGACGCCATTTGGACGGCTATGCAACTCGAAAACTACGCGAACAAGGGAGTAGCCGGATATAAAGCATATGAACCGGTTTATCCGTATATTGAGTGGCGCGATGGTATTCCGATGGACGAAAAAGAAGCCGCGGAAGTAGCGCAAATACGTACAGGTGGTAAAGCAACGTGGTCTGTAGCAGACGCAATTAAGAGTCAGGACGGAGTTAACGACGCTCAAGCAACGGATACAATACGTAGGATTGACGCGGACGAAGCGCGGACACTTGGAACGGTCGATTCAACGATATTTAACGAAGGGAACGTATAATGGGAGCCGTATATGACCGCGATGTTGCGCTTCTCGTCCGCACATATAAATCCGCTATCCTCGCGATATCGTCCGAGTTACAGCGCTTAGACGTATCGGATATGTCGCGTGCTAACGCTAAGGTTGCGCTATCCGAAGTAGCGAAGATACTACGCGACCTTAACGAAGAGTCAGCGTTATGGGTTGAGGCGCACATTCCGAAAGCCGCGATTGATGGCGTAGTAGTTGCGCTCGTTGACCTCGGCGTATCGGTAACCGTTGATGAAGCGCAGAAGATTGCGAAGTTTAATCGAATTAATCGCGAGTTTGTAGCGACAGCAATTGCGGATACACAAGCGGATTTACTCGCGGTAACACAGAATATCGACCGCCGCGTTCGTACAGCAGTCCGCCAGGCAACCGCCGAATCTTTTCGTGCGAATATGTCACGCGGAATTAATGGACGTAAAACGATTGATCGCGATATTCTCGCAGGAATACGGAAGGCGCTCGGAAATGCAGTCGATACCGGAATTATTGATTCAGCGGGACGCCGTTGGAAGCCGGAAGACTACGTTGATATGTTGACGCGTACGAAAATGAGCGCTACGCACCGAGAAACAACAACTAACGAAGCAGTTGGAAGAGGCGCCTATTATGCGCAAGTATCACAGCACGGAGCGAAAGACGACTGCGCTAAGTGGGAAGGGAGCATAGTTAAGTTAGTACGCGATGCTCCCGGAGATTATCCGTACGTGGGAGATATCCCACGGAGAGAGTTATTTCATCCGCGATGCAAACATTCGCTCTCGCCGATACGTGACCCGAAATTATTAGCGGAATAGAACCGCGCGACCTACGATAAGTCGCGATAAACTGACGGATACTATGCGCTACGCGGCGCTAAAACGCGGGGAGAATAATATGAATAACGTTAACATCCGCAAGTATCCGATGAACTTACAATTGTTCGCGGAAGACATAACCGATCCGCCTTCAGAACCGCCAATTGATCCGCAGGAACCACCGAAGACATTTACGCAGGAGGAACTCGACCGCGTAGTAGCCGAAAGAGTCGCGCGTGAACGTAAGAAAGCGGAGAAATACGCCAATTACGACGAGTTACAAACGAAGCTTACCGCGTTAGAAGCAGCGGAGGAAGCACGTAAGAAAGCGGATATGTCCGATGCTGAGCGTTTGGAATCGGAGAAAGTAGAAGCGTTGAAGAAGGCGCAGGAGTCAAAAGATCGCAGTACAGCACGTGAGACAGCAGCGAATCAACGTATTATCAACGCGGAGTTTAAGGCATTAGCGCGAGATAACAACGTACCGGCGGATCGTATCGCAGCGGCGTTGAAACTGGCAGACTTAAGCGCAGTTACGGTTGATGACGATGGGAATCCGCAAGGTATCGAAGACGCGGTAAAGGCGCTAGTCGAGGCGAATCCGTATCTCGTAGAAGTCGCGAAGCCGAAAGCGATTGGTGGCGCGGGTGGTGGCGATCCATTACCGGACAGAACGAAAGAGCAGTTGTTAACGGAAGCAGCGGACAAGGCGCGTAAGACGGGGCGCATCGAGGACCGTATGGCGTATTCGGCGCTTAAGGACGAATTAGCGAAGTAGAACAACCACATAACGAACGAAAGTACAGTCGCGGGCAATTGGCGGCTTATTTTATTGCGCGGATTTATCCGTAGCACTCAACTCACAGGGGGAAATAATAACCATGGCAAAAATTTATAATGCAGATCTAGTAGGAAAACGCGAATCGATCGTAGACGAAATCTTGCTTCTCAATCCTCATCAAACTCCACTATTGAACGCTATCGGATTCAGTACGCCAATTTCGGCGGTCGAACATGTATGGTTCGAAGATGAGATGTTTCCTGACGAAACGGTAACTACTGCAGCAGCGTTAATCGCCGACACAGCCGTTGTTGTCGCAGATGTATCTCCATTCCGCGTAGGTTCCGTAATTAAGATCGGCGAAGAAATGCTCCGCGTTTCCGCAATTAACGAAGGTACTAAAACGGTAACAGTATCGCGTGCATACGCTTCAACTACAGCGGCTGCGGTTGCTTCCGGTGCTAAAGTTGAGTTCTTATTCGATGAAGGCCTTGAAGGAGCGGATGCTCGTGCGGCACGATTCAAGAAACGCGCACGTAAGTCCAATCTTACGCAAATTTTCACGGACACTGTGGAACTCTCTGGTACAGCGCAGGCAGTAGCACAATACGGAATTAGCAATCTGTATGAATACGAGAAACAAAAGAAACAAGTTGAACTCGCGTTGCAATTGGAAAAAGCGCTAATCAACGGGGTTTCGTACGAAAATGGACAAGTACGCCAAATGAAGGGCATCCGTCAGTTTATTACTACTAACGTTACCAACGTAGCCGGCGCGCTTACTCTCGCATCAATCAATACCTTGGCACAAACAATTTACGACGCTGGCGGTTTCGCGAATGGTGGAGATTACAAAATCATGGTAGCCGCTAAGCAGAAGATTGCGTTGTCCGGTACTGACGCTAATAAAATCGCGTTGACTCGCGGTGAAAATACGCGTGGTCAAGTCGTAGACAAAATTGTAACGGACTTCGGGGAGTTCGAGATTGTGCTTAACCAAAACCTTGCGTCGGACGAGTTGATCCTTACCGATAGAAACCGCCTAAGTATCCACCCGATTGTCGGACGCGACTTTGGACATACGTATCTCGGATTAACTGGCGATGCAATGCGCGGACAGATCGTAGGAGAATACACGCTTGCGCTTGAACAAGAGAAGGCGCACGGTCGTCTGAAAGGCTTGTCATAATATTAACGCAATTTAAACGGGCGCGTAGCGAAGGTTGCGCGTCTCCTTTTAAGGAGGTATACGATGGCAGTTTACGAATCACCGCGCTATAAAGAACTCGGATTTTATGTTAACGGAAATTTCCGCAGGTTTGTTGGAGGTTTCTATAGTACGGATGATCCCGATGAAATCGCGGTATTGGATACGATATCAGACGTTGTACAAATAACGGAGGAACCGCAAGTAGTCGCGGATGTAACGGAGAAAGTTGCCGCAGCTCCCACGACTAAGCCGCGTAAAGCCTCCGCAAAATAAACGGAGGTGTAACGATGGCAATTACGGTAATCGACGCAGACACGTATATTAACGCGGAGTGTATCGATATTGACGAATGGGCAGGCGCAGACGAGGCGAAAAAACAACGAACGTTGAACGTCGCAACTCGAAATCTAGCGGTTGCTTATCCGAAATACACGATACCTGACGCGGCTGTATATGAGTTTACAAACGTATTAATAACGCTATTTAGTGACGCGACGAGACTCGCGCAACAAGGAGTAACGGGGTACGCGGTACCTGACGCGGTTTCAATAAGCTTTAAAGACAATGCTGTTAACGAAGTCGGCGGTAGCTTACGTAAGTTTATACCGCAGTCTGCGCTCGACTTAATAGGAGCAGAGAATGGCGTAACACTTTCAAAGCGCGCGTCTAAATGGATGGTGATGTAATGGCGATTATTCCGCTTAAGCAGAACGTCATAATCACGCCAGTAGACGAGGTCGATCCCGATTACGGAAACGAGATTCCAGGTGTACCATATACGCTAAAATGCCGCTTTTCCGAAGGCGTTAAAATCGTACGTAATCAGCACGGTAATGAAGTGGTCAGCGTTGGAACGTTCTTATTTGATAAATTAGCGTCAGTCGCGATAAGCGATACACTCACGTACACCAACGAATTGGGCGCAGAATCCTCCTACAGTCCATTAACGATTAGCGTAAAAAGGGACATCGCAGGGAAACCGCTATTAACGAAGGTACACGTATGAGTGACGACGTAATCGAGTTTGATATGGGCGGATTCTTCCGGCAATTGGATATATCCGCGGAAGCTATGAAGGCAGGCGCGATAATCGGGATGCACGACGCAACGGACGATTTACTTGCGAAATCACGCGAGGAGGCTCCGTTGGAGCACGGAACGTTACGACAAACAGCGTTCAAGCAAGTTACCGTTGATGGCGATATAATTACCGGTGAAGTCATTTATAACGCAACGGAACAGTCTACGAGTGGCGAACGATTTAACTACGCGCTACGACTCCACGAAATGGGCGCATTTAAGAATCCGACAACCGTCGGAACACGTCCAAAGTTTCTCGAACGGCCGCTTAAAACGAACGCAAAACGATACAACCGCATGATTGTTAACGGCATCAGAGGGAGGTTACGTTGATGTTAACAGTTGCGGACATTAACGCTTATCTACGGTTAGCGGTCGCGTATACGTACATCGGTAACGACTTTCCGACTACTGGTACGGACGATATCGCATACGTCCGAATGTCCGGCGGTAACGCACCGAGCGAGTGGACAACGAAATCATATCCGGGATTTCAAATCGTCATACGCGCGAAGTTACCGGCGACCGCTGAGACGATAGCTAACGCGATATATACGAAGCTGCACGGCAAAGCGGAATTTACCGTAGGGACAACGCGCGTAATTAAATGCGTAGCGAATCAATCGGTTCCGTGGTATCTCGGTACGGACGAAAATAAGCGAACGTTGTACTCGCTCAACTTCACATTAACAACACTTTAGACGCCCCTAATTGGGCGTCTTTTTATATTCTAAGGGGGAATTTATTAATGGCATCCGACGTAAGCAAAATCGAATTAGGACCGGCAATTGTAGAGTACGGAACTGGTGTAGACAAGGTGTCGTTTGAGACGACGATCGGTGGCGTTAACTTTACAGTTGAAACGACGTATCGTGAGCAGAAGATTGACCAAAAGGGCGAGACAATAGTGTCGAAGCGCATCACCGGCCGTAACGTAAGTGTTACCGTTCCGTTTGCGGAATACGAGTTATCTATTATTCCGAAGATCATGGGAGGCACGGAGATTGTTACCGGTGCGAATGGCTCGAAGGTAAACATTAAAACTGGAGTAGGGCTGAACCTCGTTGACCTTGCGAAAATCGTAGTTATTAAGCCGGTTGCAAAATTAACGGACCCTGATTTTTGGGTAACGATGCCACTCGCGTATCCTGAAACGGACCTGCAGTATAACTACAATAACGAAAACGAACGAATCACAAGCATTGTTCTACGCTCAACTCCGGATGATGCTGATATCCTCGCAATACTAGGCGATGAAACAATTGTAAAACCATAACCATTACGTAACAAGGCGGTGCTTTAATGACCGCCTATTTTCTTTATAAGGAGCGAATATAAATGCAGTTTTTGCGTTCAAATAAAAGCACGAAGTCTCAATCGGTAACTTTCGGCGAGGGACGCGATACTCCCAAATCCGCACCAATACGTAAGATTACGATTGCGCAATGGCAGGAGTTATTCGGCGTTATCAACTCGCTACCCCAATTGTTAATGAGCGTAGTTTCCGCACCTCCCGCGCAACGGGCCGGATACTTGGTTGTGGCGTTAAGCGAGTCAATCGAGGACATTACTCAAATAGTCGCACTCTTAACGGATATCGACGCAGAGTGGATTAAGCAGAATACGTCCGGCGACGAGCTATTCTCGTTCTTTACGGAAACTGCGAAGGTTAATAATTTCGGTGAACTCATAAAAAACGTGCAAGGCGTTCTGAAACTGTCGGGGATTCAGCCGGAAGCGATGTATCAGGACGCAGATTAACGTTTAAGCAGTTCTTTATGGACTGCGCGGTAAGACTTGGTAAAACGCAGATTGAGTTTGAACGTGGTTACTACGTTATGGACTTATTCGACGTACTCGAATCGAGCCGAAAATTTAACGCAGAGAAGACGCTCGAGACGCTCACTACTCTCACGATGTCGCGTACAGCGGACGTTGATGCATTCACGAAGTACGCAAACGAGCTACAACGTATAGCCGGCGCAGGCGCGGTGGATAAGCCGAAGTTTGACGAATCAGGATTTGCACATATGAAGATGCGATTGCAGTCAGGAATCTAACGCCTTAATCGGGCGTTTTTATTTTGCCATAAAAGAGGTGAGTGAAATTAGCGAGAGTACTAGCGTAGGCGCGATTTCAGCGAAGATTACCGCAGATGTGTCCGGATACAACGCCGGCATTAATAGCGCGAAAGCCAAAGCGAAGGAACTCGGAGAAGCCGGTAAAGCCGCATCCACATCGTTCGGAGCGCTTAATACGAAAATGCGTGAACTCGGCGCATCGTCAGCGCAAATTACGAAGATTAACGACGCACTTAAGAAAGCCAATCCGGATATCCTACGTAAACAGATCGCAGAGGTAACGAAGGAGATGCGCGCGTTAGGCGCAAGTAGTTCGGAAATCGGAAAGGTTACAAGTGAACTCGAAAAGAGTGCTACGTCATCGAAACATACAACGAACGAAGTCAAAGCGCTCGGCGTCGCGTATATCGGACTAGCCGTTGCGATGACTGCGATTATTTCGAAGTCAGTAGAGACCGCGGCAACGTTTGAGCAATCGATGGCTAACGTTAAAGCGATATCCGAAGCTACGGGCGCGGAATTTGAAAAGTTACGTAACCAGGCGCTTAATCTCGGAGCAACAACGAAGTTTACCGCGGCAGAGGCGGCAGACGCGCAAGCTCTACTGGCACAAGCCGGAATGAAAACGAATCAGATTATCGCGTCTATGCCTGGAGTATTGGCGCTAGCAGCCGCGGGGCAAGTTGATCTCGCGACAACCGCAAGTATCACGGCATCCGCGTTAAATGGATTCGGATTAGCTGCGGAAGATTCGGCGAGAGTAGCGGATGTGTTAGCGAAGTCTTCGATAGATACGAATGCCGACGTAACGGATCTCGGTATGGCGTTGAAATACGTTGCACCGGTCGCCGCGGCAATGGGCGTCAGTATTGAAGTGGCCGTCGCAGCAATCGGAGAACTAAGTAACGCGGGTATTAAAGGCGAGATGGCCGGAACTCAAATGCGCGCAATGTTACTAGCGCTCGCGTCACCGTCGAAAGAAGCCGCGGGATACATGGAAAAACTCGGCGTAAGTATTTCGGATTCAGCCGGTAATATTAAACCGTTTAGCACGATAATCGGCGATCTACAAGGAGCCTTTACACGTCTAACGCAAGTTCAACAAGCAGACGTAGCCGCGACGCTAGTAGGGCGTGAAGCAGCATCCGGATTCCTAACGCTGATTGCGCAGGGTAAGGGAACGCTTGATAACTATACCGCGTCACTCGAAAACGCAGGCGGAACGGCGGAACGCGTAGCCGGAGTACAGATGGATACGTTAAAGGGCGCCATTGCCGAAATGCAGTCCGCATTAGAAGGCGTTGGTATCGTAGTTGGTGATAAGTTTGCGCCTGCTATACGTAAAGTTACCGAGGTAATTACGAATGTGCTATCGGGATTTACGAATCTCAACCCTGCGTTACAAAGCGCCATCATTGCATTTGCTACGGTAGTACCGCTTGTACTTGGATTAGCAGCGGCAGTAGGTGCGTTATCAATCGCATTTGCGGGGCTTAGCGTATCATTTCCGATTCTTGGCGCGATATCACTCGCAATAGGCGCAGTAGTGGCGGGGATTACGTATCTCGTAGGCGGATCGATGGAAGCGGCAGCAGCGGTAAAGCAACATGACGAAGCGCAGAAGTCGTTGAATGAAACGTTGAATCAATCGCCTGCATCACGTACCGTTTCGGAGCTAGAGGATTTACGTGCTAAAACGGAAGAATTATCAACGGCACTCGAAAAACGCGAATCTGTGCAGAGACGAATAAACGAGATTGAAGCATTGGGCGAAAAAGGATTAGGAACTCCGCAGTTATTATCCGAGATGATGGATATTAACGACGAGTTATCTGACATGGACGATAAACTCCGCGGAATGGGATACGACGGGGTAGAAGACGCGACTTCGAAGCTAACGGAAATGAACGGTGCAATTGAGAACTCCGTGTCCGCGTTGTTTGATGAAAAGGAAGCAGAAATGGCAGACTTAGCTGCGAAGCACCAGAAGATTACTGCGATGGAAACGACTCTCAAACGGTATAACGAATTAGCATCATCGCAGAGTTTAGATAATGCACAGAAGCAAGAGTTGATTGCGCTAACTAAGTCATTACGCGGGGAGTATCCGCAGTTGAACGCTAGTATTGACGATAACAACCGTATCCGCATCGAGAACATCGATGTAGTATCCGGACAAATACAAGCGGATCGTAACTTCATCACGCAGAATGCCGCGTCGTCTAAAGCGTATATGCAGAACTTAATTACAACAACAGAGGCGCAACGTAAGGCAATATCCGCGCAAATAGCTAACTATCAGGCGTTAATAAGCGTTATGCAGGCGGCGACGGGAGCACAACAAGGTCCGGTTAAGCAGAAGGTGGGCGGTTTCTATAACCCCGCGGATGAACTAACGGATATGCAAGTTAAACGAATGAGTGCTGCAGAAGAGGCGAAGATGGCGGAAGCTTATAAGGAGCAAGAGCGCTTAGTTGGTGTTCAACGCGAGATGGAAGATTCACTCGCAAAGTTGACGAATGGAGAGATTCCGACCGGTAAAATAACGACTGGCGCCGGTATCGACTTATCCGACCCTAAGAAAACAAAGACTGCGAAAGCTAAAGCCGCGAAGAAAGAAAAGTCAGCCGCGGAAATAGCCGCAGAACTACGTAAGAAGATGTACGATGCGGATGTTGCAACTATTCGATATCAGGCGGATATGTACGATTGGTCAGCGGATCAACAAATAGCCTCGTATGGGAAAATCCGTATAAAGCATAAGCAATTTCTTGCGGAGTCTGTCGATGATGAACGCACCTTGAATCTGCAGGTGAAACGACTAAGTGAGGACAGCGCTAAATCTCGCTATGACTTTTCCGCCGAATGGATCAAGAAAGAGGAACGCCAGATGCAAGATAGTGGAAAGTCCGAAATAGCCGTAGCCGAGGCGAAACTCGCGTCGTGGACTCGCGTACTTGGTCGTTATAAAAAAGACTCTGACGAGTATAAACAAGCAGATGAAGAAGTGTATAAAGCTCATAAAGAGCTAATTAACGCACAGGAAACCGACGCGAAACGTCAGTATGACGCCTCTAACGCGTGGATCACGCAAGAATCTCGACGTATGGAAGATAGCGGTAAATCGGAATCGCAGATCGCGCAGATGAAACTCGAAGCATGGACGCGGTTACGCGATCGGTATGCAAAGGACTCCGAACTCTACAAGAAAGCAGACGAGGAAGTATACCAGGCACGAAAAGATTTAAAGGCAAAAACAATTAAACTCGCGGAAGAACTCGTTAAGGTGCAGAAATCAGCAATTGACGATGCGAAGAAAGCGGACTTAGATGCGATAGAAGCGCGCAAGATTGCATATATATCCGCACAGGATGCGAAGATTAAAGCAATCGACGACTTACTCGCGAAGGAAGAAGAACTGAATATAGCGGCCGACTTTGATACGCAACTACGCGAGAAGAACGCACGTATCGACGAGTTAGCATCCGCAGTTGGACCGGATGGCATCGCTGAACGTGAGCAAGCGATAAAAGACCGCGATAAGATGATTCTCGACCGTGACCGCGAGCTACGTAAGGCGGAATTAAACTCGCAGAAGACGGCGTTGCAGGAGGAAAAGGATACGCAACTAAACGCATTCGAGGCGGAGAAGAACGCAACAACGGCGCAGTTTGATGCGCTTAAATCCGCGTTTGATTCGTACAGTGGCGACATCAAAACGATAGAGGCGATTCTTGCGGAGTTCCGCGTATCAGAAGCCGGCAAAGCGAACTCTACGATACTCGCGGAATTAGATACGTTTGTGTCGCAATATAACGCTAAGATGGCGACTGTATCCGCGTTATCCGGTAATAACGACCTGTCGGAGTACAACGCTAATAAAGACGCGTGGGCTACGGCGAAAGCGAGTGGTAATAAGTCCGAGATGGATCGCCTTTCCGCACGTAACGAAGAACTCCGTAAACAATACGGAATCTCATCAGATACCGGTAAGCTGCAGGCGTTTAAAGACGGCGGCGTAGTATTAGGCGCGAGTGGATCGGCGGTTCCAATCGTAGCGCACGCAGGCGAGATGTTCCTGAATGCGCAACAACAATCGACGCTATTCGGAATGTTAAGCGGAAGAGTGTCGGCAGCTCCGGCGGTTAGTGGCGCGAGTAATTCGACTAGTATCGTGAACCACATCGATATGAGCGTCGGGGAAGTAGTGTTAACGGATAAAGCCGATATCACAACGCTATATGACGAGCGCTCACGCATAGCCGCGCGGACGCAGACGTTAGGGGTGAAGGGGTTATGATATACGACGTATCGGTAAATGGCGTATCGATTACAACGGTGGGCGTATCGCTATTTGAGCGGCGCCTTCCGGTGTTGCCGGATTCCGAGGAACATACGCTCAAGATTGCGGGAGCCGACGGTGTTATCGATTTCGGCAGCACGTACGCATCGCGCATAATCGGATTAACACTCGAAGTTAACGCGAGTCCCGAACAATATCACGCCACGCTTGCGAAAGTAGCACGCATGTTCAACGCTAAACGCGGTGAGATCACGTTGGAGTTTTCGGATATGCCAGGGAAGTATTATCGCGCTACTTACTCGGGAGCTCTTGCGTTAAACGGATCGACGGGAAGCCGGTTATACGACGTTACGCTTCGAATGAACGACCCGTGGCCTAGCGGCAAAGAGCAGGTAACGGAAGTCACGGTAACAACATCACCACAGACAATTAACATCGCGTCAGATGCGGACGTGGCGGCTAAACCGATTATCGTACTGACGAATACGGGAGCAAACGTTATTAACGGATTTACGATTACGAACGAATACATCATCGAATAGGAGCTGATTATATTGGCGCTACAAATATCGAATTGGTTATCCGCGCAGTTACTTAATGCGGCATTGCGGAACACGGCGTTTACCCCGCCTACTACAATTTATCTCGCGTTGTACACGTCGGACCCGACTGCTGCGGATACGGGGACGGAGGTAACCGGTGGTGGTTATCTAAGAAAGGCGGTCACATTCGCGGCGGCTACGTTAGTTGGCGGGGAACAAACTAGCGCGAGTACGGTAGACGTTGAGTTTCCGATTGCCTCCGCGGATTGGGGACTCGTAACGCACGTCGGGATACGGACGGCGCTAACCGGTGGTAATCTACTTTGGTCAACGGTACCGACGAGCGGTGCACGTACAATTCAAAGCGGAGATAAGCCGAAGTTTCTGACAGGCAGCGTACAGGTTAGATTTGTAAAATAAGGAGGCGGAATAGTTGGCGCAATTACCAATGTACAGCGCGGTCGTTAACTCGCCTGAAACAGAATTATCCGCGGCGATTGACGCAGTAGCAACGACGATTAGCTTATTAGACACGTTAAAACTAGCAGCGGCTCCGGGGCTTATTACGCTCGGAACGGACGGTACCGCGGAGACGGTTAAATACACAGGGATTAGCGGTAATGACCTTACGGGATGCACGCGTGGATTCGAAGGGACAGCGAAGGCGTGGGGGGTAGGTACGAAGGCGGCGAGATACTTTGCTGCTTACGACCACAGCGCGTTCAAGGGGAATATTGAGGATGCATATGCATTGGCGAAGGCTGCGGAGACACCTGCGAGTGTGCAGGCGAAGATTAACGCGATAACGCCAGTATCCATCGGAGCGGAAACGCCGAGCGGCGCACAGGCGAAAGTGGACGTATTAGGTACGACTGTTATTGCGCATTTGGCGGATTATATAAAGCATCCAGCAGACGGAGGCACAACAGGAGGGACAGCCACAGCCTATACCGCATCGTCAAGTCCCAACCCCGCTGAATTTGTAGATAGGATAGGTATTGTGGTAACCGTGCATTTGGATAGCGGTGCAAATCCTGCATTAAAGTGGGGAACTCTTATCGCTAAACCTATGGTTAAGGCTGACGGC